GGGGGAGGGGACGGCAACGGCGGGGGCGATGGTAGCGGCGACGGTGACGGCAGCAGCACGGGCGGCGATGGCAACGGTACATGCGACCCGGCGAAAGAGAACTGCTCCACCGGCCCCGAAGGCCCCGGCGGCGAACTCAAGGAGCCCACGCCCGGCACCTGGGATGACGCCATCGCCACCTGGGAAAAGAAGGTCGAGGAAGCCAAGCAAGAACTCAAGACCAAGGTGAAGGCCAACGTCGACCAGATGAAGGGCGCCTTCGACCTCAACCTGGCGGAAGGCGGCGGGCAACTGCCCTGCGAGTCCATGACCATTTGGGGCAAGTCCTACTCCCTCTGTATCTCCGACTACGCCGGCCAACTCTCCAGCCTGCGCGTGGCGCTGCTGCTAATGGCCGCGCTGATCGCCGCCCTCATTCTGCTGAAGGACTGACCCTATGGAATGGCTCTCCGGTTTTCTCGATCAGATCATCGCCTTCTTCCAGTGGATCTGGGACTTCTTCGCCCAAGGCATCTATGACTTCGTGCGCGACGGACTGGTGGTCGCCACCAAGGCGTCGATGTACGCCGCGCTCCAGACCCTGATCCTGCTGATCGATGTCAGCTACACCGCCGCCCGCGAACTGATCGACAGCCTCGGCGTGCCGCAGATGATCCGCAGCATGTATGCCGCGCTGCCGGGGCCGATTGCGGCGGGGCTGGCCTTCTTCGGCGTGCCGCAGGCGCTGAACATCATCATGGTCGCGGCGGCGACGCGCTTCTGCATGCGCTTCGTGCCGTTCATTGGGAGGTGATCCGTGTCGATCAAGATCCATCACGGCCCCAATGGCTCCTACAAGACCTCCGGCGCGATCCAGGATGACGCCGTGCCCGCGCTGAAAGACGGGCGGGTGATCATCACCAACGTGCGCGGCTTCACCCTGGAGCGGGCCTATCAGGTCTTCCCGGACCTGCCCAACACGGCGGAAATCATCAACCTCGATCTGGAGTCGCTGGAAGACCTCGAAAAGATGCGCACGTGGTTCCAGTGGGCACCCCGCGGGGCCTTCCTGATCTTCGACGAAACCCAACTGCTGTTTCCCAAGTCCTGGCGGGAAAAAGACCTCGAGCGCTTCGACTACCCCGGTGGACCGGAAGCGGCCCATGCGGCCGACCGCCCCATGGGCTGGCTCGACGCCTGGACCCGGCACCGGCATTTCAACTGGGACATTGTCCTCACCACGCCGAACATCTCCTACATCCGCGACGACATCCGCATGACCTGCGAGATGGCCTACAAGCATTCCAACCTCGCGGTGATCGGCATCCCTGGCCGCTACAAGGAGGCCCAGCATGACGCCCAACTCAACCGTCCGCCCGCCGATGGCACCATCATCGAGTACAAGCGAATCCGAAAGCAGACCTTCGCCCTCTACCAGTCCACGGCCACCGGTAAGACCCAGGACACCAAGGCGGGCAAGAGCCTCTTCCGGTCGCCTAAGCTGGTTCTTCTACTGGCATTGCTGGCCGGCACTATTGGCTTTGTCTGGTATATGGGGCCTCTGCGCACGATTGGCGCTCCGGCTGCTGCGACACCTGCCGACGCTCCTGGCGACCCTGCTCAAGCCCCTGCTGCGCCCGCTGCTGTGGCTGCTCCAGCGCGTCCTGCTGCGAATAGCTTTCTTCCTCCTGGGCTTGTACCTGATGGGCCTGCTGCTGCGCCTGTTGATCTGAACGCCCATCCCTTCGCCGATCGGCGGATCTCCATCCTTGCCCACGCCTACCGCAAGTCGCGGGGCGA